AGTTTCTACTGTAGGTACATTTTCTGCAAATGAAGCTGTTAAAGCATATGAAGCAGTACCAGCAAATGTAGCTCCACCACCTAAGATATTAGTTTGGGGATTATAAGTAAGTTGACCATCTACTCTTACAGTAACACCATTACCTGCATTACCTATTAATACATTATATGGATCATTACTAATTGTACTTGAAATATCAAGTGTTTGAGCACGTGTAGCTAATGAAGCACTAGTTGCAGTTGTTGCAAATCCACTTGTACCTGCTTGTGAAGCGAACCCACTTGTACCTGATTGGTCAGCAAATGATGCGCTTACAGCGTTATTAACGTTGTTAGTAGTAAGAGCAAATGTACTACCATCGGCTTTGGTGTATGTTGTAGTTGCATCGCTTATAGACGCTGTAGCAACTAAACTACCAGTATCAACTGTAGGTACATTTAAAGCAAACGAAGCAGTAGCAGCATAAGAAGCAGATATATCTACTGAAGTAATATTATTACCTAAACCATCAGTAAAAACACTACCTGAGATTTGTACTAAATCTTGGTAGGTACTTGATACAGTTTTTCCGGTTAAATTTTGTCCCATATTATTTTATATTAACAGCATTCTCTAGGTCCTGGGTAGAAAATATTACTTCCCCAAGGAAATTGTGGATAACGTGAATCAGCCATACGTAAACCAGCAGATAATGCTTCACCGTAGTGCCAACTTCTAGTACGTCTACTGAATACAACAGGAGACTTATATTGTGTACCATAATCTGGGTATTGCTTCCAGAATGGACCATTATCATTCAATTGAGGAAATTTATCCTGATTTTGAATTAAATAGTTAGTTAATTTTTCAGCAAAATATTCTCTTTTATTCTCAACAGTTTGGCGCTTTCTATTATACCAAGTGCCGTCTGCTTTCTCACTATTTTCTCCTCCTGTAGGTTGTAGTAAACCATTGTTACGAGGGCGAGTGTAAATAGCGTCTAATGATTCCCAATAAGCAGCATACAATAAAAAGGGTTGAACAAAATCATCTACTAACGTTTTGTAATCACCTGATAAAGTATCAGCATCAATTTGATCGAGTATATACTCATACAATGATGTGCCAGTTAAACGTTGTAGATAAATTTGTTGTGCTTCCCATACTGCATTATTAATGAGTTTGGAATCAAGGTTATCGTTTATGTCAGTGAATTGTCTTAAATACTCTTCTGAGATAATAAGTGTTCTATTTGCAGCTCCCATCTTTATTTTTTTAAATTACACCTACTGAATCGGTTGGTAGACCTGTATCTGGTGATAATGTTCTGTCTGATTGTTCAATTTCAGCTTCCAACATATTATCTTCACCTGCTTCAGATTCTACAGATGTTACTACATCTACTTCTTCTTCACCATCACTGAACAATTTTGTTTGTTGTACACCAACTGAAAATTCCTCCGCAGTTGGATACATTTTATGTAAGAAATCTTCAATTTCAGATAATAGCGTTTGTTGGTAAGGACGTACTACTGTATTAATAAACAATAGATAAGCGTCAGTTACCTCGTCTTTTCCACCTAATTTACCTGGTGTCATAATACCAAAGATTTCAGGTGAAGTAATTCTGTGTGCGGTAAGGATTTTTTCCTTAACCATATCATTTATAGCAATATAATAGTCGTCTGAACCATTATTTGTAATTGGAGTAATTACTGGAGCATTCTCAGGTGAATCAACGTCAATATACATTAATTTACCTGCATTACCTGCTCCTTGGTATTGTAGACGAAGCATTTGTTCAATTTCTTGTCTTTCGTCTGGGTCAGCGTTTGTGAACGTAGTAATTGCTAAAGAAGGAGATAAACCATTCTTAATGTTAGCAATATGGAAAGTATCTACTTCACTATCTAAATCAATTACTTTTAAAGCACCTACATAATCAGGTAAAGGATAGTACCTTTGACCGGGTCTATAGGGGTTATAAACGAAGATCTGTTTAGGTTCATCGTCTTTGGTGTTCTCGTTATAAACGGGTAAATAAGGCAAGTCTATAGAAATACCTGAACTTGCTACTTGGTTGAAGACACCTCCGCCTCCACCTCCGTATTTGTATTTTTCTGCCCATTCGTCACTAATATAGTAACCTGGGATTTTACCACGTTCATTCTTTTCTCTGGCTCTTAACCAAGAAAAATCAACGTGATAAATTTCTGCAATACGAGAACGATCTTTAGACCAAATGATTTCCCAAGCAAACCCACCATATAACTTATAATCTAGGGCTGTTTTCTTAAAAATATCATTCCAAGATTCTCCATCATTATTTGCATTATCTAATAGGTGAGATTCAGAACATACTAAACCTTCACCTACAATAGCATCTACAGTAGCATTAATTGCTGTATTGTTGATGGCTGAATTGTTAAATAAGTAAATAAGGTATTCTGGGAAATCATTATATACTCCATACTTAATGAATCCCTTAATATTTTGCTCAATAGGGTATCTACCCTCTGATGCCTCCTTATTAATTGCTTGGAACTTAAACTTGTTCATATTCGATAAATATTTTCTTGTTACCCTGTATACGTGACGTAATAACCAGGTTGATATGATGATACGTATTCAGGAACAGGTGTAACATCGCTTCCAGAAATAAAAGCTCTTTCCTCTGATACAAAATCAGTAATTGCTAATCCACGTACATCATCCCAATCTTGGTTTAGTAAGTTCCATTCAGTATTTACTTGTTCCCAAGGTAGTAATGCATTTTCAGCTGTTTGATAAAATTCAAACGTATATTGCCCTGAAGGAGAAGGTACTGATACCCCTGGTAATTCACAAATAACCCAAGGAGTATTAGTAGCATTTGAAATAACTTGAAGATAAAGACTACCAGAGTTCTTATTATAATCTTGATAATAATCTAAATAAAGTAGATTAGTAGAAGCAGAAATTGGTACGTCTGGGTAAAACGCAAATGTGTTTAGTGCAGCACTTTTATTTAACTGTATCATTAGTCTAATAGTCTTAGTCTAAGAAAGGGTTGGGCCGTTGACCCAACCCTCCTCAGATTGTTATTTTAACTTTTAGGCAATAGTAATGCCTGTAAGAGCTGCTGCTAATTCAGTTGCGTTAGAAGCTGAAATAAAGCTTGCGGGTGCTGGTTCACGACCAGTGAAAGTTAAAGTGTAGCCGTTTCTATCACCGAACAAAGTACCAGTACCTCCTGCTGAAGTCAACAACTGCATACCATAATCCTCACCTACGTATACGTATTTAGAAGTGTTATCTGTGTTGTTAGTTTCAACAATCATACGGATTGTTGGGTTTTGGGCTAATACTTTAATCTGATTGCGAGTTGAAGTTTGCATCTTGAAGAATACTGCGTTTACAGTTTGTTCGTAAACGACAGTACCATTTTCAGGTGCAACTGTAACGTTTTCAGCATAATCAGAAGTTTCACGGAATAATTCGAAAGTATAAAATACTCCGCTTCCTGAAAGATCACTGATTAGACCTTCGCTTGCATCAGTCACTGCATCAACTGAACCAGATAAAATATAGATTTGCTTAATGCTACCTACGTTGTCGCGGCACCCTAAAGTAAATCCTGAAGTAATATCACAAGTACTCATATTATTTTTCTGGTTTTAAAGTTTAATTTTTAGTTTAGGGGGCTTATTCAGCCCCCCTCACTATTGCGAATTTAGGCCAAATCATTACTTACCCAGAATTCAGGGAAAGCAATATTCACACCTAATTTAGTTGAAATGCGGTGGCGAAGCGTGTCAGTATTCACGTCGTACCACAACTGAAACTCTGAAAAATCGGAAAGAAGGTCAGTACCTACTACGATTTGTTTAGCTGGGCCGAGAACTACGCGGTTAGTACCCTGTAAACCTACAGTACCTACTACTTTAATACCGGGTTGGAAAGGATAAGCCATTTCCAATACGTTTCCACGATTTTCGATGCTAGAAGGATCGAAGTAGAATGAGTTAGCAGCACGAAGAGCAGCTACATAAGCACGGAAGTTACCTACTGACATAAAGAAAGTAAGGTCGTCACGATTAGCTACGTCAGGAGAAAGACCTTCGATCATAGCGTCCATTACTGACAATGCAGTAGTAGCATTGAACGAACCAGTAGCTCCAGTAGGAACAACTACACCTGCAGTTGAACCAGTGATGATGTAGTTAAGACCAGAAACAGCACAAGTACCACCAT